GCTTCCGTCAATGTCACGCCAGATGATGCTGATCTCCTCATCCGTCAGTCCAACCCATTCCTTCTTTTGTGGTTTGCTTGAAATACAGGTAACCGTATAAGGCCTGCCACACTGGCAACTCCATGCCACAGGCCCGTCTGCTGGTGTCTTTGCGTTTTTGTTTTCGCTCATGCTAAGAACTCCTTGATGGCCTCGTACACATCCGTGCGTCCGTGCTGGTCGTTTAAGCGTATGTCCCACCCGGCGTAGCGCATCTCTTTCTCAACCCATCGCAGAAGCGACCTTATGATCGCATCTCGCTCATCGCATACGGCTTCGTAAGCCTTTTCCCATACATGCAATCGGCGCAGTTCGTCGGCGGCTTCTCCGCATAGACCCGTGTGGCTGAATTGCACGTCAAGTTCTTCTAGCGCATCAGCCAGCACTAAGGCTTTGGGTTGTGGGTTCATGTGTTCTTCTCCTTCAAGAATTGCCGCACAGCGATGACCGCTCCACGAGATTAGCCCACACTTTGGACATAAAGAATCCTGCTGGCTCATGTGTTTTTACCTCTTAATTTAAGTTCTATATGCCTTGCATAGTCATGCAAAGTCTCGTTAGGTTTCCAATCCACTGCGCTGATCTCCTCATCCGTCAGACTGACCCATTGCTTTGGTGGTGCGGTGTAGAGTGGAATCTTTGGCAGGTTTACTATTGTTGGCGTATGCCACGATGTAAGTTTGGCCCACTCAAGTTTTTGCTTTTCCACATTAATAAACGCCACAGGCTCTTGCTCTGTCTCTAGTGCTTGGCGCAAAACGGCGATGGCTTCGACGTAGTAATTTTCATCGCCTGTTTCCGTCAACATCTCTGCGCTTGCATCCTCCAGCACCTCTATCGCTTCTTCAATAGCTTCTCTATCCATGATTCTTCTCCTTGAGCTTGGCTTCGATAAGGTCACGCAGTTTCAGCAAAGAATCGTCACAAGCCTCACCATCAGGTGTCCACCAGTGCATTGCTTCTGGGTCGTCCTCGTTTTCGTAATCCTCATGAATGTCAAATCCTGCTTGATATGCAGCGACCATTACTTCCTGATCCGTCAGCCCAACCCACTTACGCTTTGCAATTACTTTTTCGTGGTATGTCTGATCGTTCATTACTGCCATAGCAAGTGACTCGCATGTTTTGCACGGCGTAGGGTCTTTGTAAAGCGCAGTCCATCGCTCAGGATGACGGCCAATGTCTGCGGGCATGTGCGTGATGACATTACCTTCAATAACGTTGTGCATCCACGCCACCGGCTCTTGATCATCTTTTGAAACTTTTTTGGGTGTTGGTAGCTGCCGCCAAACTTCGTCCTGACACCTTATCCATGTGGTGGTAATCCACTGTTGCACTTCCTCTAGCGTCATTGCTCTGTTTGCCGCAGGCCCGTCTGCTGGTGTCTTTGCGTTTTTGTTTTCACTCATGCCCTACCCCCAATCGCCTTGGCGATGGCTTCATGAGCCTCGCGTTCTATCGTCTTGGCCCAGTGCCCGTTATCTATCAAGCATATGTTGAGGATCGTGTTGAGTGCCTTCAGCAGATCCTGATTGACCTCATGCAATCGGCGCAGTTCGACGGCTGATTCCCTGCCCGTGCTATTGCTTATTCGTCCTTGCACAAACTCAGCGTCCAGCGCATCAGCCAGCCGCAAGGCTTCGGGTTCTGTGCTCATGTGTTCTTCTCCTTTAGCTTGGCTTCGATGGCTTGAATAAAGTCAACGGTGTAAGCGCCAAACATAATGGGGTTTTCATCGCATAACGGCTTGAGTTCCTCATCCGTCAGCCCAACCCATTGCTTTGGTGGTGCGGCGTAGAGGGGTTCTAATTCATGGTCAGCAAAAGCATGCGACTTAGTTTTTAGGACAGACACAGACCCATCAGACCAAGTTTTCAGCCACAAAACTGGCTCTTGCTCTGTCTCTAGTGCTTTGCGCAGGGCGGTGATAGCGTTCTGTTGTAGCGTTAAGCCTGATCCAAACGCAGTGATTACTTTCTCCAGCGCCTCAAGCGCTAGTTGCATAGCTTCTTTGCTCATCGCTCCCTCGCTTTCAGCATGGCGTCTGCAATCATGTAGGCCTGCCTCGCGGTTGCATCAAAATAATTCCCCTGCGCCAGTGCTTGCATCGCCTTGGCTGCAAGGTAGTCGCGCAGGGACATACCTGATTGGATTAGGTGCGAATGTGCAATGGGAAACGCTGGTCCACCATCTGTTGGTGTCTTTGCATTTTTGTTTTCGCTCATGTTCTCGTCCCCAGTCCAAATGGATCGTGCCAAGCCCTCGCTACCTTAGGTTCTCGTTTCTTGTAGGTTCTGTATTCATCCTTGACTGCAAAGCAGATCACCATCGTCTTTTTCCAGGTCACCTCTTGCTGCTTATAGCCTTTTGTCTTAATGACTAAATCGTCTGCTGCCAACTCAACCAGCAACTGGTCAGCACGGCGCTTGGTGATCTTGAACTTCTCCCCGACATGCTCTGCCGTAACGGGATTCTTGAGCCCGCGCAGGTAATCGAAGATCATCTGCTTTCGACGCTCCTTTGGTATCAAAGTCATAACTTTCTCCTGTAGTAAAACGCCCAAGCCCCTCGAAAGAGCATCGTCTTAACAACCAGACCTTTTGCCTCGAGCGCTCGTATCATCTTGAGCGCATTTTGCGGCGTACAACTAAAACTTTTGGCTAATCCCGCAAGCGACATCCAGTCATCAAGCGCCTGTAAGTACCGCTCTTGTGTCGGCGTCAGCGCCTTGTACTGGCTAAGCAACTGCTTACTAAACTGTTTGACCGCTTCTTCATGCTCGGGCCTGCCTGAAAGCAGCACGCCCGTGCGCCGAGCCAGCTTGAGAATCTCGGCATTGTTCATGCCCTATCTCCTGCGTGTTGCTTCCACTCCTCCTTGTCCTTCATGCGTTGCTCGTAGACCTCCATGAGCAACTCTGCTGCCTCTTTGATCTTGAACTTCTCATTCGTGCAGTAGTCAGGAAGGCCCTCGGCGTAGCCCTCCAACCACGCCGCGAGCATCGCAAATTTGTAAGCTGGGCTCATGACTACGGTCTCAACCACTGCTGCCAATTCTTTGTCCACTCACGAGGCCATAAAGTCCGCTCTTCGACCTGGGCCCCGAGAGCAAAGAGCTCTGAGGCAGAGAGCCGTTTGCCTTTATCCTCTTCATGTTCATCCATCTTCCGAATGCTGTTGTAGGTCGTCACAAAAGCCCCTGGCTGCACCCAGCATGGCTTGCTGTAGTGCGGCAGGTATGTCATGCCATTTAAAACGAACACAGGCTCGGGAGCCGTGATCGCCATAACTTTAGTCGTCATCATGATTGTCTTTCCATAAAAGGTGGGTCTTTGTCATCATCATCGATAGCTGCATCCAGCATCTCGATAAGCCGTGTGAGGTGGCGCACAAGCCGCCAGTCGTGGTGATCAATCGCCACTTTGATCACCTGAACGATCGCTTCGTGATCTTTACTCATGCTCGTCCTCCCTTTGAGCTATGTAGGCTGAGCGAATTAACGAAGCGGCCATCTTCAAAGCTTTGTCTTCATCCATGAGCTTGTGCTCGACAACGTAATGCACATGAATGGCCATCAACCATCCCAATACGTACATCGACGTGTCAGCGTTATAGTCATCAAAAAGATCAAGCGCCTTGGTCAGCAACTGCTGGCTCTCGTGAATGGTCTTTTCTAGTTCAACATCGAAGCTCATAGCGACCTGCCTTGCAGCCGCTCGCCAACAAGTTTGGCGTAGCCTGCAATGTCCAGATAGTGATCAGCAATATCTGCATTGCCGTTGATGATGCGTGCGATCTTGTGGATGATCATCTCCAGTGCTTCGGCCTGATCATCAGCAAGGCGCTTGTTCCTTGAGCCAAGCTCCCTGTAGAGCAAGCTCTTAAACTCCTGCGCTGTTTTGGCAAGCGAAACAAAGCTGCCGTAGCTCTTGCCCCGCTCGGCAAGCAACTTATCAACCGAATCAGGCGTGCGCGTGCCGCCTCCTGCAATCGCGATGTATTCCCGAGCGGCCTTTTGTGCCACGTTAAACAAGCCCAAGGGGAGGACTACTTTGGACTTGCGTGGGCCGAGCTTGCGGCCTTTTAAAGGCGAAGGCTTTTTGCGTGGACCAAGCTTGCGGCCCTTAAGCGGTGAGACTCTTTTAACGGGTTCGTTATCCATGTTCATTCTCCTGTTGAAAATAGTGCTTTGTAAAAAGCCCATTTGGCTTTGTAAAAAGGATCCTCAGACGGCGGGACCCAGGTATCGCGCACCTCTCGTTTAATGTTGACGGCAAGGCCAACACCACGAAAGTTGTACTCGATTGCTTCGACGGGCTGGCCATCAATTTCCTTTGCACCACGCAAATCAAAACGCGTAAGCGTCTTGGCAGCAGGTTGGTTACGAAACCTTGCTAGGACATCAGAGCCAGACTTCCATTGACGTTCTTCCATCTTCTTTCTCCTGTATCAGAATGGTGCCTCTTCGACACCTTCAAGTACTGTACTACGTTTTTGCTGCTTTTTGTGCCACTTGATAATCTTTTTTTGTTCTTCTTCGGTTCTAAACGGCCACTTCATTTGCTCAGGACTGATAGGAAAGTCATCAGTCCCCGTGTTCTCTTCTGTATTCATTGTATTCCCTCAGTAGTTTCTCATGCATTTGATGTAAGTTATGTAACTTTTCTTCCGTCTCTGCCCAACGAATCTTCCACACGCGCATAGCTTCCATGTGGTTAGAAGCAAGCATGAGCAGGTGAGCATCTTCCTCGTTCAAATGCTCAGCAAGCATACGCAATCGATCACTTAGTTGTTGCATCATCGTTATCCTCCTTGCTATCAATCATCAACGAGTACGCGCAGATATTCAATTGGTACTGGAACTCCAGCTCGCGTATTTCCTGCTTCAACCGGTCCATACGGGTCTGGTAATAGCTCAAGTTGGCGCGGATCCCGCTCTTGTTGAGTCTGTTGAAAGGCTCGATAATTTTCATAGGCTTCGTCTTCTAAAAGCATGAGGTTTGACTCACTCAGCGCGCCAAGAATGTTGACGCGTCGAGGCCTGTCTAAGAACGCTAGATCAAACCAAGCGGTTTTAATATCGATTTGTTCAGGTAGTCCTCCCTCAGCAGGCAGGACTTCGTATTGAACGAAGATCTCAGCATCATTCAACACGTTCGATAACGGGATTACGAAAGCGCGCTTCAAATTCTTTCTCCATTTCTTTAGCTTTCTCGGGGTCTACGCGAGAAAGTGTACGTAAAAATTCTGCGTAGATCAAGCGGTGAGCGATCGTTGAGCGAGAAACAATATGAAAATCGCTCAGCTCAGTCAGCATGGCATAAGCCTCAAGCGGCAGCATCACCGTACACCATGGTTTTGTCTGCCTGCGCGAGGGCGAGATGGGTTTCTTCTCCCGCTTGAACCACAGGCGCGGGGGACCGCTTTTCTTTTTCTTCTTCTTAATCATAAAAAAGACCCGTGGTCCTTGAACCACGGGCCGAAGTGCGCGGGAAGCGCCTTGAGGAGAACAGCATGGACTACAGGTTTCATTATGCAGCCTCTCCCCAAGAAGGTCCAGTCTCTACATCAACAATGGAAGGCACTTCAAGCTTCACGGCATTGGCCATAACGTTTGCTGCTTCTTGCGCCTCTTCGCGACTGTTAACCGATAGCGCGATCTCGTCGTGAACCTGGAGCAGCAGCGTAAAGCCTGCCTTGTGAAGCTCAATCAATCCCTTCTTGGTTTGATCAGCAGCAGAGCCTTGGATCAGCCTATTCAACCCTTTGTACGTCATAGCCCGCTTGATCCTTGGGCCGTATTTAATGGAGGCTTCTTCAAAAGGCAATGCCTTGTTGATCCCCCACTCAGTGGGTTCCCAAAGCGGGAAGCGGCACTTCCTGCCTTGGAGCGTGCGGATCGCACCGCCTGAGCCTCGATGCTCGATGCGGCGCATCACGGCATCGACGGTGCCACGTAAAAATGGTACTTTTTCATGAAACTTGCGGATTAATTCTTCCGCCTCATCAATCGGAAGATCAAGACTGTTGGCAAGCTTTTGTTTGCCCATGCCGTACATCAACCCCAAACCGATTGTCTTGGCAGCTTTGCGTTTAATCCCGGCCATATCGGCAACCATTTGGTGGAAGTCCGTGCGGGGGTTGTTTTGGTAGGCGGTGACCATGTCATCGGACCCGGGCAGGCCCAGGAGGCTTGCATAGTGGACCAGGATCCTCGGTTCTTGAGACGAGAAGTCATTGGCGGCCCACATCTGCCCTTCTTCGGGCAGGAAAAGGCCCCTGACTAACGGCCCAATGATCTCGTGTCGGGCGGGAACCTGTTGGAGATTGGGGCTTGCCATGGATAGCCTGCCTGTGACCGTGCCGCCATCGTCGGATCGAATCTGGTTGATGTGCGGATGGATGCGGCCATCGTGAGCGGAGAAGTCCAGGTAAGGCTGCAAGAACGTGCCGTGGGTCTTGTTGAGCTCGCGTGCTTCAACGATTTGCTTGCAGATCGGGTGCTCGTGCGTATCCAGAAAGCTTTTTGTAAAGCTTGGCAGGCCCGTGTTGGTTCTTGGGTATTGGATCCCGAGCTTGTCAAACCCGATGGCGATGCTGGCTGCGGCCCAGATGTCTACCGGTGCCCCACATGTTTTGCGAATGGATTTGACAAGCTGGGCTTCTTTGTCTTGCATCTCGCCCACGAGCTTAAGTGCGCGATCGCGATCAAAACGAATCCCACGCTTGGTGATGCCAACTAAGATAGGAAGCAGATCGGACTCAAGCTCGAAGATCGATTCGACTTCTTCTTTGCGAAGTTCAATCTTAAGTGTCTGCCAGAGCTTTAGTGTGAGCGCAGCGTCTTGTTCAGCGTAGTCGCCCACATACATAGCAGGCAAGCGCCAGAGTTCTTTTTTGGCATGCACGCCAAAGTCTTGGGCGGCTTCTTTTAGTCCCTGCTCAGACTTGACCTCTTTGAGATAATCGAAACCGAGGGCGTTGAGGGCGTAGCTGAATCGATTTTCATCGATGCAAGCAGCAGCGACCATGGTGTCAATGATTCGACCCCGCACATTAAATCCAGAGGCGAGAAGCCATCCAAGGTCGTAGGCTGCGTTGTGCATGATTTTGGGGGCTGGAAGCTCAAGCACACGTCGAACGAATCGCTCAACAATCCCACGGTCAAGGTTACCTCCACCCTCGTGAGCAACTGGGTAGTACCCTCGCCATCCGTCAACAGCAAAGGCGTAACCGACAATGTAGCCGTCATTTCTTGGCCATCCGGGGCCGAAACGTTCCAGGTTCTTGTCGCAAGTTTCGAGGTCAATTGCAATCTCCTTGGCATCCGACAGATCGGGAAAGGAGGACGGTGGGACCCACTCCGAAGGCGTGGGGAATAACGACATGGTTCTCATAAACGAAAGCCTTTTTGACTGTTCTGTGGAAGCACCAAGTGCAGGACATTGCGTGTGCGCGTGATGCCGACGTAGAGCAATCGATTGATGTCGTCGGGGTTCGTGTCATAGCTTTTAGCAAACTTGGTAGACAGGTCTGTCAAAAGTAGAACGTTATCAGCTTCTCCGCCTTTTGCGCCATGGATCGTGGATAATTTTATCTTTGGTGTTGCATTAAGTTTCGTTCCTCGTCGCAGTAAAGCAATGATGTACTGCCGCTGTGAAGCGCTGATCTTGGTCAGTACCTCGTGCCAGATGCCATCGGTGAGCAAGCCCCACTTGTTGTGCAGATCCTTGATCGAGTACATCCGATCCTCGGGCGCTTGAGCCATGGTCTTATAGCCTTTGGCTATGAGCGCTGAATCTAGATAGCCATAGACTATCTTGACAACAGAAAGCGGCACCTCACCACCCTTGCGTAGCGTCTCCCAGCCGTACACCGCACCCAGCACTTTCTCGCCAATGCTCCGTGTGCCGTGGCGCTCGAACAAAAGTCCTTGGCCCTTGAGCCACTCGGGCATTTCATCGAGCATGTAGTTCGCTGCGGCCATCACGAGCCACTCGCCCTCGCTCATATCAACTTGTGCGAAATGGTTATAAGTTTGGATGCTGCCTTCTTCATCACGCGAAGACCAGTCCTTGGACTGCCGGTGGCGAATGCGTTTGACGACGCGCTCGGCAAGCCGGTGGACCTTGGCAGGGATGCGATAGGATTTGTTCAATACCCGCACTTCGCCCGGGTAGGTGAGAAACGAATCCACATCAGCGCCAGCCCAGTTGTAAATAGCCTGATCATCATCGCCTGCCAGATAAACACGATCAGAGCGTTTGGCAAGATCCTTAACCAACTGCCACTGAAGGCGCGATAGGTCTTGTGACTCATCTACGATCAACGCATCGAGCTTAGGTAGCCTGAAAGGTTCTTGCACGATAAGCTCAAGCAGATCGGTGAAATCAAGCAGGCCTTCATCGAGCTTGTACTGCCTGTATGCACGCTCCACGTACTCAAAGTGAAACCACTCAATATCGAGCGAGGACTGGTTGTAATGGGTCTTTAGATCAAGTCCCTTGATCCGTGCAAGATTGATCTCGTTAAGAATCGCGTTATCAGCGCGCGAGATGAAACCGTCGACTGTATCTTTCTCTGTAGCGATCGTTAGACCGCAGCTCTGACCAAACGCCTTGTAATTCTCATCTTGCATCATCTCTTTGCTGTTGATCCCAAGACACCGAAATGCAAGACTGTGGAGTGTTCGGAACCAGGGAAAGTCGCTGACCGGATTCAAGTGGGGGAACTTCGCAATCGCCCGATCCCGAGCCTCGTTCGCCGCTTTGCGCGTGAATGCGAAGTACCCGATCTTGTTTGACGGCGTCTCCTTGGCTAGTTCCTCTTGAACCACGCTCAGCAGGTAAGTGGTCTTGCCCGTACCTGGAGGGCCGAATACTTTTTGTGTGCTCATGAACTTCCTCCCATTCCATGGGCCATACCAGGATCGGTGTACCAGGACCGATATAACTATTGACAATGTTGTGGTCGATGAACGAGACGGCCTCGTCCCAGGACATGTTGTGATCCTCGATCAATGTGTTTCGGACAACGTTCCCGTCGTAGACCACGCGCTCAACCAGTGTGTTGTTATCCCAGGTCGAACACATGCCGATGATGGCAAGATCCATGTCCTTGATGCGATAGACATCAGTCATTAGAACGGACTCCCTTTCTTAGCGGTTGGTGTCTCAAAGGGTGCTTCTTGTTTCGGGAAGCACGGCATACGCCACACGCGTGTGGTGCGTCCTTTAAGGAACAAGGGCAACGGCTCACCGCCTAAATCACGCAGACGCTGAGCCATTTTCGGGGCACTCAGGCCCTTGAAGTTATTGCGCGTGAGGTGGTCTTCCAGATCCTTGATGCGAAAGTAAACGCGCTGGTCTTCTTCATCCACCCAGGGTCTGCCCAAGAGAATTTCATCACGGTCCATGGCCTGTTGAATGTGCGTGGTGAACTCTTCAAGCAGTGCAGTGAAGCGTCCTGTCAGTGTCGTGTCTTCGGACGCCTCTTGGATTTGTTCAAGCTCCACCATCTCCCTTAGGAGCGCGTTGAGCACTTGCTCCCAGTCTTGCTTTCGCAGGGTCGGAGGCAATAGATTGACCTTTTCCATGCAGGCCTTTTGAAACGCCGCTTGGTTGTGTAGACTCTCGGTGTCAAGCTCAACACGCCTGCCGTTGATATCCAAAAACCATAGCGGAGGTTCACTATTGTATTTGGAGAGGGCAGACATTTGAGGCGAATCAGGACCATCCGCGCCAACGCCATACTTGCGAGTACGGCACAGACCAGCATTACAAAAACTATTAATGGGCGCATCTTTACACTTGTACTTGTAATCTTTCTTGGTCAACTGCTTAACAATGATCTGAACCTCAGATAAGCCAAGCGGTGGGCCAAAGAACTTGTGGTTGTACTCCGATAACTTGTCTTCCCAGTTCGATGCGCCTGTCCGTTTCAGGTAGATGCCGATGTTGAAAAGACCGTTGTTTCTTGTGCCTTCAGGAAAGCCTTGCGCACAAAGCGTTTGGAGGCATGGCGGTCCATCCTTGATGGGCTGCTCGGGTTGTGCCGGAGCCTCGGGGAAAGACAGCGGAGGCGTTTGCACAGCCTCTTCGTAAAGGCGGTAGAACTCCTCGAGCGTTGCTGCACTGCCGTCGCTCTTAATCGCATAACGGAGCGTTTCATCGCCGCCAAAGTAGGGAAGGTTTAAGAAGTTGCCCGTATCGCCACGGTCAACAAGAATCTCGCTTTGCTTAGGGAAGATCTCCCTGCCTGACTCACCTAGCAGTGCCGCTGCCGCAGTCAGGTACTTGCGCATGTCCGCCGCAGGGACAGGTTCGGTGGTAAAGAGAAACACATGTGCGCCGCCTGACTTGCTGCGACACACCACGAGTGGAAGCTTTAACTTCGCAATTTTTTCCACAACACCTTTGTGATCCAAGGGATATTGATCAATGTCAATACAACCCCAAGTGCAACTGTTATCAGCACGGATAGGAATAATGCCAAGAGAAGGCTCAACCCCCTGAAGATGCTTGACCCAAAGCTCATCAGTTGGTGGTTGCCTAACCACCACGGCCTTTCCCGCTTGTTTGCCATCTCCCCGCGCCTTCTCAATCTTGTAGGTGCCATGGGCAATGTCAAGCCCACGAAAGATCGTTTTAAAGTCAGTCATTTCTGCTTTCTCATAGCGGGGTACTCCCCGGTGCTCCGGCTTTCCCCCAATTCAATCAGAACGGGATGTTCGCGTCTTGCATAGTCGCGCCTTCCGACTCGTGCTTAACCTTTACCTCCCCACGGTTCACGGACTCTGCAAACTGCTTTGCAGCCATGTAAACCGATGCGATCTGATCCGCCGGGATTGAGCCAATGCGCTCGACTTCCCAGCCATACCACTTGCCCTTGTCGTTGCTCTCTGCCGTGGTCGTGAGCCGATACATCTGGCTGTAGATTGGCGGCGTGTAGGGACCGTTCTTCCCCATGAGCTTGGTCGACATCATCATGCTGTTCCACTTGCGTGACTTCTTAAGCTGAGTGGATTTCATCACAATGAGGGCAGGAACCGGGATGCCTTCATCGGTCACCATCATCACGTAGTGATTGGCGGTGTTCTCGATGTAGTTCCCATTGTCCAGATAGTCCTTGTTGTCGCCCGGAACGCGATTGGTGCGACTAAGGATATCGGACGTTGCTGGGTAGATCTGCACAGGTGCTCCCGACGAACCGCTGCCACGCGGTGCCCACTCAATGTACTGCCGTACGTAGGCGGTCGGGACCACAACGATACCCTTCTTGCCGTCGAAGAGCTCCTTGGTCACTGTGTTAAAGATCATCCCAGGCATGGCACCTTCAATAACACCGATCTCGTCGGAGTTATTGGTCAGTGCCTTAAGAAAAGGAAGCGCAAAGTCATCCTTGTCCATCTGCTCAAGACCTGCTCCGGCATCTGCTTCAAACATGCTCGCTAATGCAAGCGCTGTGCCGGTTTCTTTTACTGCTACATCTGTCTTTGCCATGATTCTCGGTCCTTGGTTCGTGATTAAGTTGACTTGATGCTGGCCTTGTTGCCCACGTACACCCCAAATAAATCCGAAGGTACTTCGCGCCCCGTGGTCAGCATCTCTTTAACCCAGGCCTTAAGGGTCTGGGGTTCTATCTTCTCGTTTTGCTCAGCCGGAAAGCCTTGCTTCGAGAGAAGATCCAGTAAACGAGCACAAAGCTCGTCTTCGCGACGGCCAAAACGCACCGTCACCGTGTTCTTGATAATGTCGTCATAGCCCCGTTCACGCAGCCACGCAAAGGCTTCGGCCTGTTTGGCTTTGCTGACCGTAGCGCTGTAAAACTGCTTGACTTCAATCTTACTGCCATCCTCCATAGCGAAGCTCTTAAGCCCAAGCTCGGCAAACGCCTCGGGCAGTGTTTCCTCGGTGAGCTTGCGGTAATTATCCTGGCGCTCGCTCAGGCTTGTCTCTAACTCTAGTATTTCCTTCTCCAAGAGCTTGGCACGCTTGGCGAGCTGGGCAATGCCAGCCAGCTTGTCATCGCCGACCTGAAGTGCATCGGCATCTTGTTCAAACAAATCACTCATAACTTTCTCCTTTCTTGGGAAACAGATCAACCTGGATAGGAATATATCGCCTCTCTACGCGATCCCACTTAAGACATTTGTATCGTCCATTGTTCCTGGACGCTGCAACGGCGCTGACAATGCCGATCGCCGTGGGGTCGCCAATGAAAAGCAAATAATCATCGTCGGTGAAGTGCTCAAGTTTGCGCTGCACGCGAGCGACGGTAGGTGCGACACTAAATGCAAGCTGCACATTGTTTGGGAGGATCACTTCGATCGTTCCAAAATCCAATGCAGAAGTAATGTTGTGTTGCCCCGTTTCTGTAACGGCATAGACTTTAGCCAACGCCTTTCTCCTTTCTTAAATCGAGAAGCCAGTGTACACTTCGATTTCAGGACATGCAAGTCCTGCAAGAAAGGAGAACTTATGGAAGAGCAATACTTAGCCAATTACCCGTATCGAAACAAACCCTTTGAGCATCAGAAAGCGTATCTAGAACGTTTCTGGCGCAAGCCCTTAGCTGCGCTCTTTGCTGACATGGGAACGGGCAAAAGTTATATGTTAATCAATAACTTAGCCATGCTGTACGATAACGGTGAGGTCAACGCTGCGGTGATTGTAGCGCCCAAGGGCGTATACAGAAACTGGATCGATATAGAAATCCCAAAGCACATGCCCTCGCATGTCATCTACCGTGCGGCGCTTTGGACGCCCTCGCCACGCAAGGCTGAGAAGGCAGCGCTCGATGCCATCTTTGAGGTGACAGAGGATTTGAAAATCCTTGTTATGAACGTTGAAGCGTTGTCCACGGACAAGGGACGATTGTTCGCACAGCGTTTTTTACTGTCTCATAGCGCCTTAATGGCAATCGATGAGAGTACGACCATTAAGACGCATACCGCTGCACGAACCAAGAACATTACAAAACTTGGAAGGCTTGCACGCTTTCGCAGAATCATGACTGGATCGCCTGTCACCAAGACGCCAATGGATCTGTTTTCGCAGTGCAACTTCTTGTCTGCCGATTGCCTGGGCACAGATAGCTTCTATGCATTCCAGTCCCGCTTTGCTGTAGTCATCGAACGCCGTGTTGCAACGCACGCTTTCAAGCAGGTTGTCGGTTTTCAGCGGCTTGACGAGTTACAAAGGATGGTCAGCCGCTTTAGCTTCCGAGTGACCAAGGAAGAATGTTTGGATCTACCTGACAAGCTTTTTGTGCGGCGCGATGTCGATCTGACTGACGAGCAAGAGCGCGCTTATAACCAGATGAAAGCCATGGCGCTTGCACAGTTCGCCACGGGCACGGTGTCCACGGTCAACGCCTTAACGCAACTGATGCGACTGCACCAGCTCGTGTGTGGATTTGCAAAGCTTGATGACGGCACCATACAGGAGCTGCCTAATAATCGCATCCAGGAGTTGCTCAACGTCATCGAAGAAACAGGCGGCAAGGTCATCATCTGGGCGACCTATCGGCACAACATCGAAGCCATTCATCTTGCACTGCAAAAAGCTTACGGCATGGATTCGGTAGGCGTGTACTACGGCGACACAAAGCTTGATGAACGCCAGCGTGTGATTGAGAAGTTCCAGGATCCAAGCTCCCCGATGCGGTTTTTCGTAGGCAATCCGCAGACGGGCGGCTACGGGATCACGCTCACTGCGGCCAGTGTTGTTGTCTATTACAGCAATAGTTTTGATTTAGAAAAACGATTGCAATCCGAGGACCGTGCTCACCGGATAGGTCAAGTTAACAAGGTGACTTACGTCGACTTAATTGCGCCCAAGACGGTTGATGAGAAGATTGTTAAAGCGCTGCGCGATAAGATTGACGTGGCATCTCAGGTTCTTGGCGAGGAAATCAAACAATGGCTGATTTAGTCCCCATCCGCAGTAAGTATGCTTACGAAAAGCTTGCACGTCATGACGGCGAAGAGGGTCGCACCTATGGCGATCAAAGACTACCCAGCGTGACGCGCATTCTTGACTCAACCAAGGACAGGGTCAAGATCAACGAATGGGTGCAACGCATAGGTAAAGAGGAAGCTGAGCGCATCAAGACGACTGCCGCCACGATCGGCACGCACATGCACAGCGTCATTGAGCACATGATTGCGGGCCAGGATCTACCTGCGCCTTACACCTGGGAGACGATCAAGGGCTACGAGATGGGGTATCGCTTGATTCGCGAGGAGTTTCACCACATCACTGAGATCTGGGGATCGGAGGTTACCTTGTACATCCCGAATCGTTATGCAGGGACCACGGACATGGTGGGCTTGTACAAGGGAAAGCCTGCGATCATTGACTTCAAGCAATCAAACAAACCGAAACGTCATGAATGGATCACGGACTACTTCCACCAGTTATCCGCCTACGCCTTAGCGCATGACTATCAGTTTGGCACCGAGATTGAGATGGGTGTGGTGATGATGGCTATGCAGTCCGGTGGTACGCAGGTATTCACAACCACCGGACGCGAATTTAGCCAATACAAGACAGGCTGGCTTGAGCGGGTAGATAACTACTATCGTAACACTGCGTCAAAAGGGAAAAGCTGACGCAGCATGTCCCTTGCCTGCGGCTGAGGCGCTCCACCCGGAGCACGGGCCTGTGGGCGTCCTGGCTGAGGTACGGTACCACTTAAAAGACCGCGTGCAGGCGGTGCGGGGGGAAGCTTCTTGAGCAAGCGTTCGGCGGTGCGCTCGGCAACGGTTGGTGGTGCAGCAGCAATTGTGGGTTCTTCGCCCTCAGCGGCGGTCAATCCAGCATTGATCAGATAGCCGCGCAACTGCTTGGCAAAGCGGATTTTGTCTTGCTCCGAGCGCCCCTTCTCAAGCAGTCGAACCATGAAGGCGGGGTCTTTTGCAGCCTGTTCTAACAAGCCGCGCACGCTCTCATTGGGCATGCGATCGAACATCTCACGCATCATCTTTGAGCCAGCCGAAGCGGCAATCAAGCTTGATCCGCCCGCTTCTGCTCCTTTACTGGCCAATCCAGCACCCATCCGAGCACCGACCACGCGAAGCACAAGATCCTCAACGGCATCGGAGGTCTCAAGCACGCGATCGAGCACTTGTTTGTTTTGCATGACGGCTTCGATGCGTGACAACTCGCCGGTCAGCTTCTTGATGTTGGCAATCTCGCCGCGATTCATCACACCGCTATCAACCAGGATGTCTGCAAGCGAAGGCCTGCCAGTCGATGTTGGGGAAAAGAACGCATCGTTGTAGGCCTGAAAGCTAAGCTTATCGCCGCCTCCCTTGGCGTAGGCGTAGTCGTAGACAGCCGACTTCAACGCATCCACCATGTCCTGGCTTCTTCCGCCGCCCATGCCGGTGCTTGCTGCTTGAGCCAAACGCCGCATACTTAGCGCCGGGTTCTTGCTATTAATGGCATCGGCCACAGCTTCAGAAGGGTTCTCGCCAAGGAACTTTGAGAAGGCAACCTGCTTATCAATCTTCTTAGCGATCGCAGAGTTTTGCTTGGTCACCAGATCCAACGAGTTCTGCGCGCGAAGACTGTTTTCCAAGTCGTAACGCAAACCTGGAATGCTGTTAACGAGCGTCTCGTTTTCATTCATCCAACGTGATAAACGCGACGAGTTCAGACGACCTGTCTGGGGATCGATAGATGCCGCTGCTGCCAGACGCGTGGCGCGATCCACAGCATCAGCGGTCGACACAACACGCTCACCGGAACGGTTGACCGCATCTTCAAGGATCCTGGCCCTTGGATCGTTAGGCCCGAAGTCTGCAACATATTGATTGTGTAAACGAGGCAGCATATCGACAGCGTCTTGAATCTGCTGTAATCGTGCGTTCACAACATCCGAATTACCGCTAAAGGCCCGTGAGACAAGGATCTCGGGCAGGATGCGCTCAGCTCCTGTCTTGCCTACGGCACGCATATCACCGGCAAAGGTGCGCGTGAAGCTGTCGTTTAACTCCTTGGAGAAGGCACGCGCTGCGTCATAAGCAGGGTTGCGCACCTGATCCATGTCATCGAGCAATGCCTCAGAGAACTTGGAGTAGAAAGCGTAATTAGCGCGTTCGCCCCTAGCCTCTGCGTCCATGGCCAAGCGCAGCATGTCGCGTCGTGCGTTGACCAAATCGCCTACGTTGATCGCACCCCGGCGGACGAAGTCCTTGCCCGATTCGATAAGTTCTTTTTGCGCTTCCTTAACCTGAGCTTGAAGTGATGCCAAGTTTTGCTTAGCTGCTTCAGCGTCCCTTAAGGCTTTGAGTTGTTCCGAATCAAATAATTTTGAGACAACACCCTCTAGCTTTCCTGACCTGCCAATACCGTAAATTGTGTAGTCACGCATTGCCTCAGACAGTTCTTCGCGAGGAAGTCTACCCAATGTCACATCTATTAACTTCCGTGCAAAAACCCGTTTCTGTGGATCAGCGGAAGAAGCGTCAAACCGTTTAGTGGTTGAAGATGTTGGCGTAAGGACATCAAGATAGAAATTATTACCCTTAAGTACGCTAGCAAGTTTTTTGGCATTATCAGCGTTAGCGTCAATAGTCGCTTTAGCCGTCTGTAGATCTTTTTGAAGTGTTTCAAACGAAGTAGCTAAGGTCGGATTCGACTCCTTACCGAACATCATGAGCTGCTCTGGAGAGAGCTTTTTGATGTTTTGTGCTTTAGAGAGACGCCCGTAGATGTCCTTGACGATTGCAGGAAACTCCCGGTTATAGTATTCGGGAGACATCTCCGATCGTATCGTTTCAAACTGCTTACTAAAATTACTAGCAACAACTGCTTGCCCATCGGTTAAACGTGCAACAGCAGCACGGATTTGGTCGTCGCTTGCCCCCTGCTTTTTCAAACTGGTAACCGTCTCGTCAATCTGAGCGCGGATCGCCTTGGGCACATCGGTCCAAAGCGTGTGCTCCACTTCGCGGGCGTCTTTAAGCGCACTGTCTACGTTTTCGCGAATAATCTGCCCAATTCGTGCTCGATTAGCAGGGCTATCCTTACTAATCCCTGCGATCGCAATAGCCGATCTTGCATCAGCCGCTGCCAAGCGACCGTCTAAAAGCTGGCGCAAATAGGTGTCACGCAGCCGTGCTGCTTCTTGCAACATGGTGGGATCGCCTGACTGGTTAAGCATGTTGATCATGCGGATCACAGCCTCTTGAGCCTTGCGCCCTTGCTCAGCCACCTTCGGACCAAACTCATCATTTTGTCGTGCAAGCGACGTTTCAAGCACCGTCAGGGGAATATCGCCTGTCTTTTGCGCCGAGGTCATGCCTGGAACAAGCCCTGGATCTTTCAGCGCCTGGATCAGGTTAGGCAAATAAACCTTGTTGTAAGCGTCTGCCCACTTCTCGGGATCTGCCTGACGCAATTCAGGCTCAAAGTTTTCTTCTAAAATAGCGACAAGGCGGTTCGCCGCCCTCCCCTCACGCTGGCCTGCCGAAAAACGGCTCACGAGCCGCTTAGTAAGGTCGAGAAAGGGCAAGGAAGCCGTCGTGACCAGCTTCGATGGGTTCAATAAACCACCAACTACTTCCCCAGTGACACGTGGAAGCGTCTCGCCTGGGGCTACGAGTTCTGCCGTTCCCGCGCCAACACCAGCACCGACTGCTGATTGCGTCTCAAGCGCCCCGTAAAGAATGGGATGCGAACGGGCAAACGTACCGAGCTTGCCCATGAAGTCCAACACGCGAACACCCGTCGTAGCTGGAATGGTGTAACCCAGGGGCAAGTATGCCAAGCCGCCGCCCGTGGTCCTGCCTGCCTCACGAAAAGGCTTGAGTTCCGGGTTGGTCTGCTCTTCGTAGAGCTGCTTGCCAATCTGCTCGCCCAGAGCATTGCCGCCCAGTAGACCTGTTAAACCACCGGCTACGGTGGCTGCAACCGTTGTATAAGGCTGGCCAAAAGGGATTCTTGTCCCTGCTTGAAAGCCTAAACGCGCACCACCGTACAAACCACCTGCTGATGGCGCTTGTTCCGTGACGCCTTGCACAAGGCCCTTGGCGTACTCACTGGCCACATCGAACAGACTGGTATCAGGGGCTGTTTCAGTAGCAATCCCTTCCAGGTTATCGGATGGTTTCGTAGGCGCTTGGCCCACGGGACTTGCAAAGTCTTCAATGCGCAAAGGGGCCTCGGCCATGATTACCTCTATTTACGAACCATAAACTTATTGGTCGGAACATACAGAAACTCGGTCCCTGGCTCAAGGGCTTTGGCTTGTTCTGCCGAGTAGATGCGCGTGGGCAAACCTATCATCTGACGGATGCGCCGTACCTCGGAAGCCTTTTGTTCAGCCTCTTGGCGACGGGAAGCACCAATGTTGGCTTCTTGTGTCCTGCTTACCGCGCCTTGCTCAATGCCGGACAATACGTTATCCAAAGCAATCAAGCGGTTTTGGAAAGCATCGGGACGGTCGATGAATCGTGGTAGCGCGCTTAAGCGCTCTTCGATATCCACGCGCTCGGCATTAGCCATTCGCGTTGTCTCTTGCAGCGACTTGACCATCTGCGCCACCGAGTTGTTGATCTCGGTTACCGACTGCTCATACTTCGGGTCAACCATGCCGCCGACAAGTGGAACACGCGAGACGCCTGCGCGGAGCATGTTCAAAGGACCCGTACCCGTAGATGCCAGCCGGTAAAGACTGGTTGGAACCGCTTGACCTGCTGGTGGCACAGGCGCTTGAGCCGTGGTCGCTGGAACCGGAGCCATGACAGGCGCTGTGGTTGCAGCCGGAGCAGGCGCCGGTGCTGGCATTGCTCCCGCTGGTGCAGGAGCAGGAGCAGGCGCTTGAGCCGTGGGCCTTGATCCAAGGGCCTTGGCTCGTGCGCTGATAGCATCTGACAGGTAACTGGGAAGCTCATTACGCGTGGTTCGCATAACAGGCATGTTGGTTTGAGGATCAATGTACTGCTCTGTCTTGGGCTGCGTGTAGTTCTTAATCGCAAACTCAAGCCTTGTCGTGTCAGCCGTATTGGCTCCCGACGCAAACTCCCTAACCAATTCCGGGTTCGACATCAACGCATTCATCACAGCAGGCGTCATGCCTTTGTCGGCAGCGGCCTTTGATGCTGCTGCCGCTGCTCTAATGTTAGCAACGTTCTCAGCAGCTTCACCGCGAAGGAGTTCCTTGCCAATACCCGCGATCAACTGCTCACGGCGCAGTCTTGCCGCTCTATCGGACTCTTGCTCTTTCTCAGCCGCTTGCAAGCCTAGCGCTTTGATCTGCTGCGCCATCTTCTCTGCTTCCGAAGCGCGCGCACCAATTTGCGCCGGAAGCTGACTGGCAGCACCCGCAAGACGAGCTGCAAAAGAGCCCCGCATCGGTTGCCCCGTGCGTGGATCCACATTTCCGGCCAGTGCAAGTCCAGCTCCCGCTAAGTCAAAAAGCATTTGCGCTTGGGTGGCGCTCTTGTCTTGTCCAAGCAGGCTTTGATAAAGACGAGTCTTGCGCGCTGCTGCTTGTTCAAGCGTTTCCGTTGATCGAGGAGGCTCCTTGAAAAGACGCGCAAAAGCAGCTTTCGCAGCCGCTACCTGTGCAGGATCCATGGCTCGTGCATAGTTAACCGCGCCTAAACCTGTCCTTCCAGCGCCGCCGGTTGCATCGTCTTCAGACGGCTCAGTATCTGCGGGCTCGACGCCGTCTTCGTCTGAGCCTCTCCTAAAACGTTGGACAGGCCCTCCCATGGCCATGCCCTGGGGCAATGAACCAATGCCCGCTGCTTCAGGCGGCATCGGTGGAGGGGCGGCCCCTGGAGGGAGGTTTGCGCCAGCAGGCATGCCCATTGGCGGTGGCGGGGTTGGGACACCTGCCGGAGCAGCTCCAGGGGCCACGGCTGGTAATGCAGCAATGCCTTGTTGCTCCGCAGCAAGCACGGGCTGTAGCAGAGCAAGCACTTCAGGTGGCGTTTGCTGCGCTGCACCATAACCCACCATGTCAGCAAGCTCTTCAAAGCGTGCATCCACAGAGCGTACGTCGCCTCGCAGGTTGTTCATGAGTATTTCAGGTGAATTAGGGCGACGATCCATCAACGAAGACATGTCCTCGTCTTCGTCACCCTCATCGTCATCGTCTTCGCCCATCAAAAGCGACATGATTCCGACCTCTTCGGGATCATCCTTTTTGCCCTTAAACATGGGCCGATCCATGACTTTTGATTTCATCATTTTTCCTAGATAAGACCGACTTTCTTAGCGCCCGCCGCAGCCGACAACCCTGCAATGCCCAATCCTGCTGCTGTCTGGAAGGGACTTGCCGAAGGCTGGCTGGTTGCAATCAATGAACTTTGTGAACTGGGTGCGCCTTTGTAGATGTCTGCCACAAACCCGAGTTGTTGGTAAGGAGCCATAACGTCTTGCATTTGCGTAGCCCGCATCGCATCAAGCTGCGCTTGTGCGTTAGCCTGCTCCATGGCACCTACGCCCATCAAGGCGCTGACGTCGGATTGCCCTGATTGCTGCATGGCCTGACCCAGTGAAGCCTGCTGCATGCCTAAAGAGCCAATGCCCTGGCCTGCCTGCTGCAATTGTGCAGCGCGCTGAAGATCAATGCCTGCCTGCTGGGCGGACAAGCCTGCAATGCCTTGGCCAAGCTGACCATAAAGACCGGCTTGTTGACCAAGGATCCCGGCTTGGGTTTGCGCTAACTGCGCAGGCATAAGCCCGAGTTGCGCCTGCTGCCCCGCCAACTGACCGGCTAGTTGCGTTCCAGCCTGACCCAACTGCGCTTGTTGCAGGCCTAGCTGACCGTAAGTGCCCGCAATGCCTTGCATCTGCGCAGCGCGTTGTGCAGCAGCTTGTTGTTCAACATTAAACTGCTGCTGTCCTTGCTGATAAGCCTGCTGTAGGCCCATTGCCTGGATGTCAGCTTTTTGCTGAGCCAAGTTCCTTGCAGCTTCGGCCTCCATCACAGCCTGACGCGACCCGCCAAAAGCGCCTGCGCTCACAGCCTGTCCGGCACGCTGTGTCCTTGCAATGTCGGCTTGACGCTGTGCCTCACGTTGTTGAATGTCAACCACGGCCTGGATGTAAGGCGACATGTAAGACTGTGCCGTCGTGGGCGCGGTGAACGAGCCGCTTGCCGCACGCGTACCACGCGCTGCCTCACCCAAGAGTGCCTGAGATGTGCGGATATCCCCTTGCATGTACTCAGGCAAGCCTTTGCGTGCCTGCTCGATACCGGCTACACCACCTAAGATGTCCTGCAAACCCTGGCCAGCGGTCTGCGCATAGCCGCCAAGGATGTCTGCCGCACCGAGCCCTCGTCCTAGTGCATCTTGCGCCACCTGAAATTGCGGTGCGACATCGATGCCGCCTGCAAGTTGTGCGCCTTGTTGCGCGAGCGTTTGTCCTTGAGTCAAGGCCTGCGAGCCTGCCTGCATGAAGGGCTCGTACGCACCAATGCCCTGGCGCAAGAGATCCGCAGCCTGTATCTGCCCAGCAGACTGGCCCGCTACTTCGTAGGCAGGTAAGTCAAGCGGCGTGCCGTAAAGGTTCTTGGCTTCATCTATGAGACCTATCTTGTAGGCCTCAATCCTCGGTTCTTCCCGGATGATCTGTTGCTGATAACTAGTTGTGGACATTGTTGCTCTCCAGAGCCTTCATCAACTTATAAAGACGCTTTGCACCCTTACGCCGTGAGCCATTGCCCACGGACCGCACTGCTTTGGCCGTGAACACAAACTCGCCATCTGACAACATCGCAGGAATGGAATCCGAGGTCCCCGTGCCAGGGCCCTTGATGTGACCGGTCTTGCGCGGGAACTTATCCAAGTCTGCAATACCGCCTTCAGCCATGTTTGTTGGAGGGAGTGGCGGCAAGTATGGGTTGTAGCGCTGGGTTCCCGGACCAAGGCCCCCGAAAGCTAGCCTGTATCGTTCGGGATACTTGCGAAGATAGTCGTCTCCCGTCTCTTGAAGACCAAGAGGGAGTGTTGCTGGCGTTGTCTTGAACCCTCCGGCAAGTGCTGTTGCGCCAAGGGTCGCAGCAGCCAGGGGACCATATTTAGCAAACATCCCAGGCATCGCCGCTTGGTATACTCTTTGATACTCAGCCTCAAGCATCGCTGGTGTTGCACTGGGTAGTCTCGCTTGAAGCGCCTCCATGGCCTTCATACCGGCATCTTGAGCGGCGGCTTCCCCTGCTTTACTAATGCCTGACGGCGTGAGTGATTCAAAAGCCTTGCCAAATTCCCCTTGTTTCAAGTAGTCAAGCGTGCCTGTGGCCTGCGGTGCGGCAGGTGCAGGCATAGCTCGTGCCGACACAGGAGGTGGCTCTGCCCCAAACCGAGAGGCCGGATCCACGTACTCTCCGCCAAACCGAGAGTCAGCTAGGGTTGGGGCAGATCCCGGTTCAACCAACGAGGTAGGTGCCGCAGACTGTGCGGCAGAGGGGGAAAAGAAGTCGCTAACTCGTTGGAATTGCCCGCTAACGGTAGTAGGCCCTGTGTAACTACCTGAAGTAAATGCATCTGCGCCGCCTGTAATACCCTGCGCTGCACCTGCTGTTAAGCCACCGATTGCACCGGCTCTCAAAGCTTCTTTTAGGCTGCCGCCACCAAGCAGCGTGGATCCCGCGCCGCCCAAAAAGCCACCCACAGCGGCAACGCCAGCAGAGGATGTAACGCCAAGCATGGATGCTGCGGCAGGTCCAAGAAAGAACCCAAGCGCAACCGTTGTGACAATCTTGCCTACCGTGCTGCTGGCAAACTTCTTAACAGCCTTGCCAATACTGGAAAAGATGTTTGCGTACTCAGGCAGGCCTGTCATGGGATTGATCGTGCCTGCACCACCACGAGCCTTGAGCAATGCGGCTTCTTCCGGTGTGATATGCGCAAGCATGGTGTCGCCGTTGCGACCGTACTGTGCAAGCGATGCAATGCCACCACCTGCCATGGCCATCGGAGCCTGGGGTTGCTGCACGGGCATTTGATCAAGGGCCATGTTCAAAGCAGCAAAAAATGCCGGGTCGAACTGCGCAGGCAAAAGATCTTCAGTCACGCCACGGCGCATGTACTCGCGACGCAGCATTTGATAGTCGCTAGGGCTTGCTAAGATGGCATCGACCATCTCATTCAAAAGCTTCAGGGTATCCAGCGGGATCTCAAGCGCCATGAGTTCTTCTTTGAACGCTTGGACCGTTTGAGGATCGGCCTGCATAGCTGTGTTCAAGAGCTCGTCGCCAAACTCTTTGGGCGGTATGGTCTGGCGCATCTGATCGTAGATCGCCATTTGCTCGGGTGTGATCGAGGCCCGTGGTCCTTGGTCCTCGGGCAATGACATAATGCCCTGCATCGCTTCATCCATGATGATTTAACCTTTCCAAATGAGCCAAGGCCCTACAAGGGGCCGCGCGCCGGGAAAGGACGCGATATTGGCCGACATTATGAAGGAAGAAGCATGTGTTTGTCATGCCCCTTCAAGTTTTGAAGATACAAATGTTGCGGTCACAATGGCAGAAGGGATGGCAGGCCTATCCGGGCTCGAGGTACTGGGGAGCGTTTCAAGACCAACGGCAACATTGTCTGTACGCCACATTATCTCAACATAGTCATCCGTCACAAGATCTGCAAAGAAATTAAGCGTTGCAATGAGATGGCCGTCGACGGATCCGTGTTTGTTCGGTACGGAAAAGCGAGAGTTTGAGTCGGCTAAATTCGTGCCATTTTTCCTAAACCATATGTCAATGTCGTGGATTTGTGAATCTGTATTTACATACTGCAAGCTAAATTGAATGTTGTAAATCCCGGAGTAAGCAGCCGTTATACGAGAACCACTAACAACGGTGACGCCATTGCTAAAGGACGTGCTATTTAATGAGACGGGATAAGCCACTGTTGTGCTTGCGGCAGTTTGATCCGTCGTGTCGTAAAAAGCAGCGGAGGGGAAATTCAAGAACTGACCGCCCTGCGGACCCAGTATGTTTTGAAGAGTCCCGCTAATCCGGTTAAAGTACAAACGAAAGACGTTGTTTAACCCGTCCTGATAACGCGTATCAAACTGATTGGGGGAGAGCGGTAGATTTGGCGGTGAAGGAAAATTAATCTGGCTCATGCGCCACTTCCTGTTGCTCGACCGTCCTGGCGGATGTCGAGGCGAGGCGCTCCAAGCTGCCACGTTGTTCCAACTTTGTTAGAACGAATTTTGATATAAGCCTGCCTGCCCCTGAAGCGGGTATAGATTTGCGAGGTGTATTGATCAACAGGGTAATTAGGCGCGGCTACCGTGCCGCTAGCTGGGGTGCCGTCAGCCGAGCCGGAGCTTGCTTTGGGGTAAATCGTGAAGACGACCTCGGGATCGCTGTCGTCTGTAGATCCGGTGAAAGTCAGGTCAGGAACGGTCCGATAGACGTACATGAACCGATCGCCATCATCAATGTCAAACTCTGCTGATTCAATGTAGGCTTCAATAGCTGCTGGAGTACCCGAAGCGTTGTCGTCCACTCCATACTCTTGATTCAGAATGCGACTGTTATAGTCGGCAGACTGTGGGTAATCGCGAAGCCCTGAATCAGACCAAGCGGTGCGAGCCATGGTGCCGTAGTACCAAATGTTTTCCTGGTAGTTGAAGATGACATAGCGATCAACTGTCGTACTGTTGGCCGAGCAATAAAACCACCAAACCTCGTTAAAGCCCTCATTAGTGCCTGCGAACGTTTGCAATCCTTGGGAAAGGTTGATATCGTTAAAAACATAACGCTTAAGTGCGCAGTCAAGGGTTTGAACCCTACCGCTATAGAGATAGAACTTGTCAACACCCATCCAAAACACAATGCCCGAGGCGAAAATCAACGTGTTAGGACCGACGATAGAGATGTTGTCGCCAAGTAGTTGAGCACCCCAAACGAGCGGCGCGCCAACGTACTGTAACGAGTAAGCCGCTGAGTCAGTGACGGTAAAGATCTCTTGTCGAGTTTGCACCGCAGAAACAATCTCTGAGCCGTGAGACAGGCGCAAATCGCCAGCCTGATTGGTGATAGCGGGTTGCCATTCGGTAAGGCTTTCTTGATCCGCCCAACGAATAAGCATGG